ATTGCTTGCTGTATAGGGGCACTTTGTATCAGCAAGTATTGCAGCTTCAATAGCATCACCAATAATAGTAGCAGTATCATCAATGATAACAGCAATTTCATAACGATGTAGCGTTTCAGAACCAGCGACAACTACCAATGTTCCAGCTTCTGTAGCTGTACCGATAATCGTAATTATTTTTGTGCCTGCTGTTCCTGCCCCGTCATCTAGTGGAATAACATCAACTTGGACTAAAGGATTGATCTCCCTAAACGCGCGAACCATAGCCGCAACTTGTGACGCTTCACCAAACAAAGCATTCTCAGGCGCGCCCGTACTCGCAAGATTTTGTTGCAATTCACCACTAACAGCGGTCGCCGCCGCCACTTGTTGACCAACAATAAGCACTTTTTGATCTGTGTTGCTGACTGCGCGATCTGCGTTAGCCAGCGCTATCGAAACTTCAGGTTGCAGAATTTGCGTTCCACCCATTATTCATTCTCCTCAGTTACAATTTCTGTTTTCTTTTGTACAATATTTTGCTTTGCCGCTGGCATAACAATCTCACAACAACTATCATCCTTAGAGTCTTTCAAACGTCGTCTCCAAAATTGATCAAGCGGCACGCCATCTTCATCTGCAGTAACACGAATTAAATCACCAGCTTTATATTGGCCCATATCCTTTAGAATTTTTATTTCAATAGGCTTAGTTGTTTCAAGCATGCCATCTCCTATAGCGATTCATCATCCAGAACAGGTGTGCCCTGCATGAATTCAACTTGCGTTCCAAAATCACTGAAGATACTGAAATCAATATCACGGAACGCAACATCAAGATCGGGCCCAACAGTATCATCTTCATAAATATCCGCAACTTGTTGAAAACTATATGCGTGAATATACAATGATGTATCATACGAATACACGTCATGCCCAATAAATTGAACCATATTGAGCACATCGGCATAGAGCCCTGTACTAAAACGACTGGCCAATAGTGACCTGAGTATTGGTCGGAACAAATCTGATGCTTCATCTCTAGATTCACGAGCAGCAATTTCACTCACAACTGGAATGAAAATATAAAGCGTGAATGGCTCAATTATTTGTTGCCTGAAATTTGCATTACGCTGTTGATTATCTAATGCATCAGACTCAATAAGTCGGCTTTGCGATGCGTTAACAGCACCAAGCACCACAAATGCCCAATACTCATCCATATTGGATTGAGTGTACAATTGTCGTATGCGTTCAATATTTATACCTGATGAAATACGCGGTTTGACACCAAGAGTTATCGCACCATCAGGATCAGGTAAATCAGTAACTGAGTGTGTAAACTTAAAAGTTACGGCATCAACAACATCATTAACTTCATAAGTTGTGTTGTAGTCACGCAATTTAGATTCAGCGTCACGCAAAATTGGTGAACCAGTAGCACTTGTGGCCCCAGAATCTTCCATCACAAATATAATAGTAGTTCTATTTTCAATGTTAGTTATAGTAAATGTATCATTAAATTCAGATTCTGTTGCATTAGTAATTCTAATAGTTTCAGCAATAGCATTTGTGAGATCATGACGTGTAGCAGTCACCAGAGTCCCAATCGTGCCAAATCTAGTCAAAGATGAAATAGGAATCGGAACATCAGACCCTATAATAGCAAATGCTTGACCAACTTCCAATTCATGCTGCTCATTACACATAACTGTCATTTCAGTGCCAGATCTGCTCATATTAGCAACACTAACACTATCAGTGAATTTGTCTGTGAGCTGCGGCAGCAATACACTAAGCTGAGTAACAATATCAGATGCTCTCATTACACTCTCGTGAATTGTTTCAACATTGCTTTGCGAAAGTGATCCTGTGTGGATCGCTTCACAGATTGAATTGCATTTGCAATGCTGGGGCGCGGCTTAATTTCTCGCCCATCCTTAAACTGAAATCCATCTTCAATAACATGGTCATATTCTGGTGAACGAGTGCTTTCAATTGTTGAGAAACCATATCCAAAATCCATCCGCTCTGCTCCGTGTACCTTCCAGCCAATTGATTTACGCAAATCACCAGAGAGATTGGCATGAGTTTCACCAGGTGCTGATGCTACATGCCGCCTTGCCCTGCCACTTTTGCTACGAATGATGTACGTTGTACCACTTTTTGGTGTACGCAGTATTTCTTTATTTGCTTCATTTTTCAAATCTCTACCAACAGCAAACCACGTTCTCCGTATTGATTCACGTGTTCGTGGTCGCAATGTACTCAATATCTTGAATACTTTGGTGTTGCGAAGATCAGATTCAAAACCAACAATACTCATCCTTGTGCTGCTCCAAGAGTTTTATCACCACGACTTGTGCATCGCAACTTCATGAATTCATGTCTCATGTCTAAATCTTCAACACTGACAATTCTTAAATTTTTATTTTCAAGCTCAATCCACGTTTCAGAACTTACAGCGTTATCATATCGAATAATTATCACATGCGTGAGTGACACATCAACATTGGCTTCTGAGAAAAATGTTTGCCCCGTCACAGTGATCACATTTGCCCAAACAACTTTTGTTCCTTCAAAATTTTCTGACACATCGGTACTGTCAAATACAGGTGCTTGCATTGATCTTTCATGAAGTTTCACACGCTCGCGCATGTCGCCTATACATGACACTCTATTATAACGCTCGAAAATTTTCTTAGCCACAATCATCTTCTTTTATAATGGCACAGATAGTATCAGTTGAATTCCTAACACCATTAGTCACTTTCACTTCTATGTCAACGTCAAGACCTTCCTTGGCTCTAGTATCAGAGTGCGCAGAAATAGAATCGTCAAATACACCATGATAACCCCAATCACGAGTATTCAAATTTGCTGTTCCAAACTCTGACATATTAACAGAAGAGCCAAAAATTACTCTTACTCTTCTTCCAACATCGACGGCAACCGTTAGCGTATTGTCAATTGTTATTGTTCCTGCAGAAGCATCAACTGCATTAATTGTCGATGCTAAAATACTTTCATCATTTTGCGTTACTTCAATTGCATCATCGACGTTAAACACACCAGCATTTGTAACACTTAATGTAGATTGACCGATTGCTTCATCAGCCAAAATAAGTTCATCCTTGCTAGGATCATAAATTTTGAAAGACGCAACTCCATTAGCAGAATCGTCTATCACTTCATTAACATCAAATGTGTAATTAAAAATTATTGGAGCCCTACTTATTACATCATAATCAGTATATCTTTCAATCAATTTTCTTGCCATTATATAACCTCTGCAATAGCGTGAATACTTTTTGTTAATTCGCTTGATGTTCTTATAGATTTAGAAACATTAGATACAAGAATTATACGGCCATAAGTAATGGCGCCAATTAAATCTGGTTCAGCATTAACAGACGCAACGCCAGAAACTGAAGCAGCTGCAGAATAATTTACAATTGCATTTCCAACAACAGTTGCAATTCCAGTTACTGAAGATGCGCCGCTATAACTTACGATTCCATCAGCTAATGTAGTAGCAATTCCATTTACACTAACAGTTGTTCCAAGAATGCGATCAGCATTAGCATTTACAGATGCTATTCCTGTTACTGTTGCAGAAGTTGATCGAATAACACCAGAAATTGCATTTACAGTGCAAACACCAGTTACTGACGCATCACCAGAATATGAAACATTAGGATCAGCAAATATTGTTGCAATTCCAGTTACATTTGCAGCACCAGCTTGTATCCCACCAATATCACCAGTTGCATTAGTAATTGTTGCAACACCAGTTACTGACGCCGATGCAATATAAAGAACTTCGGCGGTAGCATCGGTAACGGTAGCTACACCAGAAACACTAGCTGTTGTTCCAAGAATTATATCAGCATCAGCATTTGTTATTGTGGCAACGCCAGTTACCGACGCTGACGCGATATAAAGAACTTTAGCTGTTGCATCAGTAACAGTTGCAATTCCAGTTACCGACGCTTCCCCACTATATGTAACATTTGAATCGGCAGTAGTAATTGTTGCTATGCCAGTTACATCAGCTGCAGCGTTATCAAGTCTTAAACCACCAGTTGCGTCGGTGATTGTCGCCGCGCCAGAAACTGACGCCTTAATTCGCGTGCCCTCCATTGCGAGGTATACACGCATCGCTCCAATATCAATATTTCTATTACCAGATGACGTTCCACCTATCAAAACCCGCAGAAGCGCAAGATTGTCATAATCAGATGCAGGCATTAGGCCAAATGTGCCTGTATGAACTTCTGATGTTGTGCTAGTTACAGTTTCCGCATCAATAACTTCTTCTCTTGGGTTAGCAGCACTATACAATTGACAGCTAATGGTTGGATCAGTTCCACCAGGAGCATTTTTGCGAACTGTTACAGCAATTGAATGGAGACCAACCCCATGAATAACTTTGTATTGAAGTGAATCAGGTAATCCTGCAATATAAATACAAACAGAAGTTTCATCTATAACATCCAGCCAATTGCCGTCTATATCGTATGGATCATCGTCTATGTCTGTATAATCACCAGAGAAATTTA